ATTCTGGCATATGCAGGCGAGGCCGGGGCAGCTGGCGTAGCCTCATTTGCAGCTGCACCTTGGCCGATTGACATGGGCGCTCCAGCCTTTGGTATGGAGGCTTTTACGGCGGCTCTGTCGTTTATGTCAGCATCAGGCGGCTACGATATCCCCTCTGGCGTCAATCCCCTCACCCAGCTCCACGCCGAAGAAATGGTTCTCCCGGCCCACATTGCCAACCCGCTGCGCGACAGCCTGTCGGGTGGCGGCGGTTCTGGCGGCGATCACTTCCACGTCCATGCCGTCGATCAGCGCGGCATCGAGCGCCTGCTGCGCGACAACGGGCACGTCTTAGCCAAGGAACTGCGTCGGCAGGGACGCAACTTTTCACCGAAGAACTCATGAGCAACGTTGTTTTCCCGACTCTGCTCGGGCAGGAAATCACGGCGTCTCGGGCGCCGTTTTTTTCGACCAAGATTCAGACGGCGGTTAGTGGCAAAGAGACGCGCGCGGCCTTTATGGCCTACCCGAAATGGAATCTGTCATGCAGCTACGAGTTCCTGCGCGACGGCGGGCGCGGAAACGACCTGCAGACGATCGAGGGGCTCTTCCTTCAGATGCGTGGCGCTTGGGATTCATTCCTTGTCGTCGTGCCATCGGATTCCGTGGCGACCGACATGCTGTTCGCGACGGGCGACGGCGTAACCAAGACCTTCCAGCTCACGCGCATGCGCGGCGCCAATGGCTTCGGTTTCGCTGAGCCCTGCCAGAACATCGCTACTCTGAGCAACATCAAGGCGGCGACGGTGACGGTCCCTGGCGCGAACTACAGTCGGGATGGCACGGGTCGCGTCACCTTTGTGACGGCGCCTGCTGACGGTGCTGCACTGACCTGGACAGGCACGTACTACTTCCGCTGCCGTTTCTCCAAAGACGAGTGCGAGCTTGATCGCTTCTTGTCAGATCTGTGGAAGTTGGGCAAGTGCGAGATGGTCGGCGCGCCCGGGAATCGCGTTCTATGAAAAACCTTGACGCTCCGCTGATCGCGCACCTGGCGACTGGCGGCCCATTCCTGATGTGCGATCTCTATACGATCACACTCACATCGGGAACTGTTCTGCGCTGGGCGGACTACGACGTCGATGTCCCCTCGGGCGGTTTCACGTTTTCGAGCAGCGGGCCAGCTTTGAAGCGCGGCCGCACGCGGATCGTGCTCGGCGTCGAGGTTGATACGCTGGACGTGAGCATCTATCCCGATTCGACCGATATGGTCGACGGACTGACGATCACCGCAGCGGCATCGGCGGGCTCATTCGATGGCGCCACACTGAAACTTGAGCGGGCGTTTTTGGCAGCCCCGGCGACCGTGATCGGAACGGCGATCATGTTCACTGGCCGGTTCGCCGATTTGACAGCCAGCCGAACGGAAGTTGCCGTTCGTGTCAATTCATTCACTGAAGCGCTGGCGACGCAACTGCCGCGCAATCTGTACCAGGCATCCTGCGTGCATACGCTTTATGGCGCTGATTGCACGGTGTCTCGTGCAGCGTTCGGCGTCGGCTCGACAGTTGCAGGGGGAGGCACGCGCCAGCTCATCAATTGCGGCCTGGCGAATACTGCCGGCTGGTTCGACCGCGGCTATCTGTTGATGACCAGCGGCACGATGGCCGGCACGCGGCGCACGATCAAGAGCTACAGCCCGGGCGCGATCAACCTGCTGTCGCCTTTGCCGGCGACTCCAGCAGTTGGAGACACTTTCACAGCCTATCCCGGTTGTAATCGATCATCGGACTGCGCGGCCACGTTCGCGAATCTCCCGAACTTCAGAGCGACGCCGTACATCCCCGTTCCGGAAACCGCGATATGAGCCAAGAACAACGCGCCGCCGTCGTTGCCGAGGCGATGACCTGGCTCGACACGCCTTTCCATCACCACGCCCGCGTCAAGGGCGCTGGTATCGATTGCGTCAATCTGCTGATCGGCGTGTTCTCGGCTTGCGAGCTGGTGCCCGAGATGCTGCTCGACCACTATCCGCCGGACTGGAATCTGCACAACAACGACGCGCTGTTCTTGACCGGCGTTGCGCAGCATGCCGACCGTTTGCCAGAAGGCGACGTTCCGCTGCCGGGCGACGTTGTGATGTTCAAGTACGGCTTGCACGCCGCGCATGGCGCCATCGTGACCGAATGGCCGGTCGTCATCCATGCCTGGCGAGACGCCGGCAAAGTGGTGCTTTCCGAGGCGAACACGGGTCCGCTCGGAAATCGAATCGACAGCATCTGGCGCTTGCGGAGCCTCGCGTAATGGGCGGCTTATTCGGTGGAGGGGGCGCCCAGAACACGTCCGAGACGCCAGCGTCTGGCGTTCAATTCCAGTCATCGGCGAATGGGTTGCCTGTGCCGATCATCTTCGGCAGAACCCGCGTCTCACCGAACTTGATCTGGTACGGCGACTTTCAGGCAATCCCGCACACGTCCAAACAGAGTTCGGGCGGTAAAGGTGGGGGCGATACGCCGACCAACACGACCTACACCTATCAGGCCAGCTTCATCCTGTCGCTTGGCGAAGGTCCGATTTCAGCCGTCCCGCAGTGCTGGAAGGACAAGGACGCGCCGATCCCGACGTCGAATCTGTTTTCGGTCTTCCTGGGCAGCTACACGCAGAACCCTTGGAGCTATTTGACCGGTGCGCATCCGGATCAGGCGTTGAGCTATCGCGGCATAGCCTATGCGGCCGCGAACGGCTACGACCTGAAGAACTCGGCGAACCTGCCGAACCATAACCTTGAGGTCACCGGGTTCTCGTCGCTGAATGCCGCCGGCGGGGTATGGGACTGCGACCCGAAAGACATCCTGACCGGTCTATTGACCAATCCTCATTGGGGCGTGCCAGGATTCGATGCCTCGCTGCTGGCCGATTACACGGCGTTTTCGACGTACTGCAAGGCCTCGGGATTGCTGTTTTCCCCAGCCTATACCGACCAGGCGGCAACGTCGCAGATGGTCTCCGACCTGATGCAGCTGACGAACTCGGGCATCTATTTCAGCGAAGGCCTGCTGAAGATCGTTCCGTACGGGGATGCGACGGTCACCGGCAATGGGGTGACCTTCACGCCGAACCTTACGCCGGCCGCCTATCTTGGCGATGACGACTTCATCGTCGGCAGCGACGAGGACCCGATCACGGTCAAGCGAAACGCAATTCCGACGACGGTCGGCACGAGCTCCGATGCGTACAACCAGGTGCAGATCGAGTTCGTCAATCGAGCCAACAATTACCAGGTCGAGATCGCGACGGCGCAGGATCAGGCGGCGATCGATACCTACGGACTGCGCCCGATGTCGGTCATCACGGCACATCATATCGCCGATGCGAACGTCGCCCAGGCCGTCGCGCAGTTGATCTTGCAGCGGGCCGTCTATGTCCGCAACCAGTACGAATTCAAGCTGGGCTGGCAGTGGATCGCTCTGGAGCCGACCGACATCGTCGCCGTATCGGATTCTGTTCTCGGGCTGGTGAATTTCCCAGTCCGCATCATCTCGATCGAGGAAGACGATGACGGTGAGTTGTCGCTGACTGCTGAAGATGCTCCGCCCGGAGCAGCATCGTTCGTGTCAGCACCGGTGCCGGCGTCTGGAGGTTACGCAGGAAACTACAACGCGGCGCCTGGAAAAGTTAGCGCACCAGTTATCTTTGATGCGCCCGGTCGATTGACGAATCGCGGATACGAGGTTTGGATGGGTATCGCGGGCCTCGATCCGAACTGGGGCGGAGCCTTCGTCTGGATTTCGACGGACGGGGATGCGTACAAACAAATCGGTCAAATCCAAGGCCCGTCTCGGTTCGGATATTTGATGGCCAGTGTTGCATCCGGAAAAGACCCGGACACCATCAACTCGATAGCCGTAAATTGCACGGAAAGCGGAGCAATCCTGCTCTCGGGCACCGCTGTCGATGCGGACAATTTCTCGACGCTGTGTTGGTGCGACGGCGAACTCATCAGCTATCAGACGGCATCGCTAACGGCGGCTCACAAATACAACCTCGGTACTCGGTTGCGACGCGGCATCTATGGAACCTCCAATGTAACGCACGATGCCGGAAGTCCCCTTGTGCGTTTGGATGATGCTGTTTTCCGGTATGCCTATGACCCTGAAATGGTCGGGAAAAAGGTATTTGTCAAATTATGCTCGTACAACACGCATGCGACAGCTGTAGAAAGCCTGGCCGACGTCACGGCGTACAGCTTCACCATCGGGGGACCGATTGGTCGGCCAGATACCGTCACGAATCTAACCATCGCAGGGAACGTCCTTACATGGACCGACGTTGGTGAGCACGATTTGGCGGGGTACCGAATCCGGTTCAACTATGG